TCCTTCACTCAACGTAGTTCCATCTGGAAGAGTAGTTCTCCAAGTAGAATTAACTTGTACTCCTTGCTTTATAAAAACAATACCATTATATAATGCTTCATTAGTTTCATAGTGATGAACAGCGTCTGGATCGGAATATTTATTTCTTACAAACAGTTGTAGTTCATCTTCAGTTTTCGGCCATTGTTCATATACATCTGTTATATTGTTAGTAACTAAAATAACCCAGTCTAAGAATGGATCACCAAAAATATCATCAGCAAGATCACATGGTCTAGCATTCGGTGCTATTGGAGCTCTTTCAAAAAATGTTGTGTATCTATCTAGATCTTCTCTAGCTGTAATTCTTCTAAAAATATTTTTGACTAGACGATACTTGTATGCTTCATCTTGGTTGACACCCTCGCCAACATAAACATTAGGTAAAAAATCGAAGTATGCCATATTAGAAACCTTGTAGAATATCGTTTTGATTTAGAAGTTTAACTTCTGTGAATTGTATGTTCAAGAGAACTGCTGGCACTTGAATCATTTGTCCGTTTACACTTTTGAATGATGTGTATTGATTGTCTGGGGTATAATTAACATTAATTCCAGAACATACACAAGCTTGCATTCTATAATGTAATGTTTGGGTAGTTGAAACAGTAGAATGTACATCACTGACAGTTGCATTTTCTACATTATCAGGATCTAAACGAACATAATCTAGATCATAATGATCAGGAATTTCAAAGAATCTTCCAGTGTTAGCGACTGAACCAATGGCTTGATTGAATTTATTAAGATCACTTTTCTGAGTTTCATTTAGAGTTTTGTCTTCATTGTTTGCTACAGAAGAAGCAGATGGATCTTTATATTGGCTAGTTAGGACATTATAAATATCTCCTCCACTATCGCTGAGTTTAGGATGAGCACCAACTTTTAAATATTGAATTATATTTTTAATTTCTTTTGCCTCTCTGTAGTTTCTAGCCATCATTTTAATATTGAAAGCATGATTTCTAAAATTCATTTGACTGAAAAGTTGTTCAGTATATGGGTTGAAAACTTTTCCAGTAGTTAAACCCTGTAAAGCATTTGCATCTAGGTTACCTTGAACACCAAAGAATCCAGATATAGCATTAGCACCTTGAGAAAGAGCACCTGCTAAAAATTCTGGTCTAATTGCACTCGCAGCCTGTCTGATAGCTGCGGCTAATGAATCTGAGTCTGTTGCTCCCGATTCCAGTGCATTAAGAGCTGCCTGACCACCTACACCTAAATTAACCTGTCGATATACAGGTTGATACTGAGCGTTAAGACCTGGTGGAATTGCTAGGTAGACTGTAGATCTATGTTGATTCTTTGTTGCGTTTGAGTTAGGTAGATAATCTGTATTTGCTCCGTAGTATTTTCCTTCTCTATATGTTGTTCTTTGACGACGAATCTTTAAATAATCAATCATACCAGTAGCACCTGTAGCATCATCTCCCAAGAAAGTCTCTGCTCCTGATATAGGAGCTTTGAGAGGATATCTCATGGTTAGATTATAACTATTGTTGTCTACGAAATTTGACAAGGAAACTACCTAAATATTATGGGATCTTTATGTATTTATGCGATATCAAGGTAAATATCGACCTAACTTTCCAAGAAAGTACAAAGGTGACGCATCTAACGTCGTTTATAGGTCATCTTGGGAGTACAAATTTATGAAATGGTGTGATTACACCCCTTCTATACAGGAATGGGGTAGTGAAGAGATCATTATCCCTTATATTTCTCCTGTTGATGGTAAAAGGCACCGATACTTCCCAGATTTTTACGTTAAAATCCAGAACAGGAAGTATTTAGTTGAGGTCAAACCCTTAAAACAAACAAGAGAACCTAAAACACAAAAAAGGATCACTAAACGTTATGTTAACGAGGTTGTTACATGGAGTGTCAACCAAGCAAAGTGGAAAGCAGCAACCGAGTTCTGCAAAGATAACAACTGGGAATTTAAGTTAATTACTGAGAAGGAGTTAAAAGTCTAATGGTATTTGGAAGTATTTTTTCAGCAATCACTGCTGCTACCAATCAATTAGTAGCTGATCAACAGGGATTTCAGTCATCATCGGCATTAAGGTCGGAAGAAGCACAGTATCCTTCCTATCAGGAATTTCTTGCGTTCAGTAAAAAATATGATCAGCAACCGAGTTATGGTAACTTATTTTCGGTTCACTTTGCACCGCCAAGAATATTACAGAATAACTTGACTATAAAAGGAGGAAGTCAAACTACAAGATTGAATCCTGGTGAACCCAAGATGAGAGATTTGTTGAATATGTATTGTCAGACAGTTAACTTACCAAGTAGACAAGTTACTACTGGTGCTGTAACTAACGTTGGTTCTACTGTTAAATATGCAACTGCTTCAGCATATAGTCAGTTGAATATGACTTTCATCATGCCTAAATCTCAACAGACTCGTATATTTTTTGAAAGATGGGTCTCTAGAATGGTACCAGACTCAAATCAAATGGCAGAGTTTTATGATAACTATATTTGCCCTACCTTAAGAGTATATAAATGGGAAAGAGGTGGAGGTGACTATGTTAGTAACGATTCAAAGTTGATGGGATTTGTTAATAAAATTGGAGACCCTTTGTTACTTGCTAGAAAACATAAAGTCACAGCGATGTTTGAAATCCGTAATATTTTTCCATATAATATTGGATCTGTTCAGTTGAATAACGATTCTTCACGAGCAATGACTCTTACAGTAGGGTTTTTATATGAAAGATACCGTGTTGCTGTTGAGGATGACTTCACTGATGAAGGTAAGTTCAAGTTTAGACAGAACACTACACAGGCTTCAGACTTCTTACCTCAGTTAATTAATACGGGAACTGGAACTTTCTAAAACGAAATTCGACTTTTAGTTCCCAGAAAAGGGCAAAAAAAATCCCGCCAAAAATTTGACCCCTAGGGTTTTTGCCTAAATAAAGTTACTGAATTGAAATATAATTTCATGGCATTACCAAAACTGAATGTACCTAAGTACAAAATTAAGTTGCCTTCTGATGGAAGAACTGTAAATTACAGACCTTTCTTAGTAAAAGAAGAAAAACTTCTACTACTAGCAACTGAATCTGGTGAACAATCAGACCTAATTACAGCAGTTACAGACATCATTACAGCATGTACTGACGTTCAAGATGTTGATAAACTACCAACATTTGATATAGAATACATTTTCTTACAGATTAGAACTAAATCTGTTGGTGAAACTATTAAGTTGACAGTCACTTGCCCTGATGATGGAGAAACTCCTGTTGAGGTTCAAATTCCTTTGGATCAAATCAAAGTCACTAAGACTAGAGGACATAAAAAGGATCTAAAAATCTCTGATGAAGTAACCATTACTATGGGATATCCAAAACTAGATACGTTCATTCAAATGAACTTTACTGGTGAAGAAGCTGGCATGGATCAGGTTTTTGACATGGCATCTAGTTGTCTCGAAACAATTTCTGATACTGAACAAGTATATGATTGTGCAGACACACCTAAAAAAGAGATTCTTGAGTTTTTTGATTCAATGGACACTAAACAGTTCACTATGATTCAAAAGTTCTTTGAAACTATGCCTAAACTGTCTCATACTGTTAAAGTTACTAATCCTAAAACAAATGTTGAAAGTGAAGTAGTTCTGGAAGGGTTAGCGTCTTTTTTCGCATAGCACTCCTTCATCAAGACCTAAAAGGGTATTATGAAAGCAATTTTGCTTTAATTCATCATCATAAATGGGATATGCAATATATTGACAATCTCATGCCTTGGGAAAAGGAGTTGTATGTCAATATGTTAATCAATTTCCTAAAAGAGGAAGAAAAACGAATGAAGGAGCAACAAGCACAACAGTAAATGGCTAAGTTACAAGTCTATAAGTTTGTTAGTCCTGGTGCAGGTAAATCATCTGCTCCAGAAATTGCTGCAGCTAGACAATCGTTACTTGCTACAAATAGATTAGGGTCAGCTATAAGTGGTATAGGTGGTCAGGTTGTAGATATTAATAAAATCACAAATTTAAGAGTAAAGGCATTAGATAAAGCTGAAATAGCAGAAAGAAGAGAGAAAAGAAGACAGATGGATGCGGAGGCAGAAGCTCTCCAAGAATCAGTTGCAGGTAAAAAGAATTTATCAGAATACTTTAAAAAGAAAAGTAAAATAAAATATAAAAGCAAGGATTTTGGAAGTTTCCTTAAGGGTACATTTGGATGGATTGGCAAAGCACTACAACCACTTGTTGATCTTTTCATAAAGATTGGTGCTCTTGCATTAATGAATGATCTTCTTAAATGGGCAGAAGATGAGAATAATATAAAAGCGTTATCTACATTTTTAGATAGAACCGCTTTCGTAATGGAAAAAGTATTTAATTTTGGTGCTTGGATTATCAAAGATAATCTGCTAGATGGTTTTGATCAACTATTTGGTAGTGAAAGTTCTTTCCTTGGAAGGGTAGAAGGTCTTGGTAAAATGATGACAGGTATTATTGGGTTGAAATACCTGATGAATCCATTCAGTATTATTACTGACATTATATTTTTAGCAAATATTATCAGTGGTGCTGGTATTCTTACTAGAGCAAAGGGTTGTATACCCAGAGGTTTTAATAAGAGATTCAAACCAAGAAATAGATTTAGCCCCAAAGTCACGCAATCTGGTGGTGGATCAGCAGGTCCTTTGAGAAGTGTTCGTGAGTTTTTCAATAAGTTTAGAGGAAAGACACAAATTACTGGTTCTGGTAGTAAACCAAGTCTTGTTAATAGATTAACTAATGCATTCAAAAAGACTACTAAAATAACTCAGTCTGGTGCTACAAAGGGTAATATATTTACTAATCTTTTTAATAAAAATAAAGTAACTCAAAGTGGAAATGTAAAACCAAATTTTGTAAAACCTAACGTCACAAAATCTTTTCAACAGAGTCAAGGTTTACTTAAAAATCTTAAAAATATAAAAGTTAGTCCTGGTAGTATTGCATCAGGTGCAACTAATTTTGCGAAGGGTTTTGGTATAGGGATGGTGCTTGATTACAGTGTCAATAAAATTGCTGATGAACTTATTAATAAACCCTTGAAAAGAGCTGCTGATAAGAAGTTGGAAGAGGGAGTTCAAAAGAGATTTTTGGAAACTGGTAGTGAG